TCTCAAATCTATCTGTAAAAGGCTCAAAGGATACATCTCCAATAATTTGATAGCCTTCTCTGTATAAGCTACCTATTCTTATTTTCTGTAGTAGTTTGTTTAGAACCTTGAATTGAGCATTAAGAACATCTTGCTCGTTTGTGTTTCCTCTAAACCAATTTGTAGTTGGATTCTTTTCTACATTGACTATATCCATAGCTAAGATGCTAAGATTGAATGTAAGAGTTTGTTCGCTTGAAGTAATTGAGTTAACTATTAAATGCCCCAGAGGAAATATAGTTTGCTTATTTAAATCAACATCTGATATATCTCCATAAGTAACTGTGTTAATGTATTCATCTGCTATAAGCAAATCCTCAACTAAATTTGTTACTACATAGAATCCTCTTGCTGCTGTGTTACTCATTTGAATTTATTTTTTATTTGTTTTGCCTCTATGTCTGATTTTTCTTTCAAAAATGTTAATGCGTATAATGCTGTGTGCACGTTCAGTTTAGTGATATCTTCATATTTTGTAACATCTCCTTGAGCGAGCTGGTAAATACATTGATACCATCCATATTTTGTGTTGAATTGAGATATTGCTGTAAAGCTCTCTCCTCCTTGTGTTCCAAATAATTGATCATAGTTGTTGACAAGTCGATCCCTAAATGATAAAAAAAAAGTACAGCACCCAAGGCAGCATCAAGTGGCATATGTTTCATAACACCAGTATCTATTGCTTTATACTCCTCTATTGAATATCTTTCTCCGTGTCTTAGTTTAACAGGTCTATACAATACTTCCATTGCTTTATCCATCATATCCCAATCAGATAAGTAGTTATCTAAATCTACATACTCCCCAAAAGAAATATCCTCTAAATTAGGAATAAAGCCATACTCTTTTCCATCTAAGATAAAATGCTTTTTAAGAGGAGGCTGCTCATTGAACATATCGATAAGAATACTGCAAATAGCATTTACATCTGATAGCTTTAATTTCATTACTTTGTCTAGGCTAATACCACAGAATATCTCAATCATTTTTATAGATAAGAATTTATCGTCAATGGCATCCTTTTGTATTTTTAAATACTTCTGATATTGTCCAAGAGTAATCTCAGAAAGTTTATCAGGTACTATAATATCTATCTTCATATCTATATAACGTATTTTTTAATATTTTTTAAAAATAAAAAAAGGGATAACATTTCTGCTACCCCTTATCGTAAACTAATAAAAACTAATCCTAGCTTATTCCCATAGCCTTGTCCGCTAGTTGACATAAATATAAGAAGGCTACAGTTCCTGTCAAAATTAAAACAAACTTAATCAATAAAAAAACGTAATTTCTAATTGTATTCATAATACTTATTTTTAGCTAAGGTAATACTTTTTTATTAATTAACAAATTTTAATAAAGATTTTTATCTAATAGCATATTTTCCATAGTTAGGTCTTGATAGCACATTGTATGTAGCATACCTTAAACTATCAATAGTATGATCATTTCCTTGTTTAGGCTTATTAAGCAGTTTTCCTGTACGATCTTCCTCCCACTTGTAGTTACGCATCTCTCTTATTAGATTGTCGCTCTGTGGGTCTAAAACTAGCTTGTATCGCTTTAGTAAATCTATTCCTGCTCTAATACTATCCTGTCCTTTTATTGTAGGTCTAACCATATTCCCCATTCTTCTGAGTTCCTCAATTAAGCGTGGCTCTGCTGAATCTATGTAGATGTATTCATTTATTGTTTGTTGCTTTAAGAAGTTATGCAAATCAACAGTAGTCATCATAGTTCTATACAGAAGTTCTTTGCAATAAAGTGTGTAATCCTTTTTGTAAACCTCAACTAAGCTACTAGGATCTACGGAGTACCCTATATCCATACCATATCCTACAAGCTCTGCATCTTCTGGTCTTTTGCCTTCTGTGAAAGTAAATATAGTTGCTTTGCTTATTCCTCTAAGTCCTAGTCCATAGATTTGCCAGTACTGTTCGTCTGTGTATTGTAGCCTTTCTATTTCTTCTATAAGAAGCGGATCTAAGAATGGGTTGTCTTTGTATGTGGTAATGTAGAAGTCACAATCCTCTCTCTCTAATACTTTGTCATATATAAAGTGGAACTCATCTGATGGGTTAAAGTCTATTATAATCTTGCCCTCTGTTCTAAATAGTAATTGATTCCATTGCTCGTATGTTAGCTCGTTAGCCTCATTACAGAAAAGCAAATCCCTCTTTCTACCTCTTACCTTTTGTGGAAAGTCTAAAGAAATAAACTCTACTAGATTGCCAAATAACCTATATTCTGAATTTGTTTTGTTATGATCTTGCTCATTGTATATGCTATGCTTCTTTAATATCTCTAAGAAGTCACGCATTACAGTAGCCCTAAGAGCTGGGAATGTATTTCTACATATTGTAATTACTTTATCTGTGTTGAGGTTGCAATACTCAAAGATGATCCAAAGAAGTATGTTGTAAGTCTTTCCACTTCTTGTTCCACCCTGATGCGCTATTATTTTCTTCTTAGACTTTTGTAGCGAATGGAATACCTTATTAGTCCTTATCTTCAAATTTGTTGACAATCTCTATTTCTATCTTATTAGGCATACCATCTGCTCCTGTTATTTCTTGTCGCTCTACATACCCTCTATACTTCCCTTTGGTTTTTAGGTAGAATAGAATCTCATTTGTTTTGCCACTCTTAATATTCTCTAACAGTTTAGATTCTGCCAAGTCTATTAATCCTTCTTGGATTTCTTCTACTGCTTGCGCAAAGTCCTCATCACTATCCCTCCAGTTATAAAATGTTTTCCTTGCTATTCCTGCTGCCTTGCAAGAGTCCTGCACGTTGCCTAGATTGTTTGCAAATACCTCTAAAAACTTCTCTTTGTCTCTCATTTGTGTGTAATTTGTGTATTTTATCTAAAACATTCTTATTTGAGATTGATGCTCTTTTATTCTTTTCATAGCTGCTTCATAGTAATCCTTATCTAATTCGCAAGCTGTTAAATCAAATCCTAAATTATGACAAGCTATTGCTATTGAACCACTACCTAAATGCGTGTCTAATATTTTGTCTCCCTCTTTAGCATAGTTTATTAATAGCCATTCATATAATGAAATAGGTTTTTGGCAAGGATGTATATCAAAATCTTTTTTATTTAATTCGTTATATCTATCTGTATTACTCCAATCATATCTATAAAAATCTACTTTTTTAAGCCTACTATAACTTGCAATTTCACATTTGCTCATTTTAGGATTTTTTACATCTTTATACCAAACAATAGCACCGCCTTTATCATTAAAACAATTATAATAGTTAGCACCCCAAACTATTTGCTCTTTGCTTACCCTTTGTAATTCTTTAAAATAATCTATGTTTGGTGTTTTATTATTCCAATCATACTCCCACTTTTGTTTTTTATCTCCTACACCTTGACTAAAGTTTCCTATACCATAAGGTGGGTCAACTATTGCAAGGTCAAAGTACTTGTCAGGATACCTTGCCATTAGCTCCATATTATCCTCATTAGTTATTTGCATAATTATAGCTTAATTGATTTTTCTTTTACAATTCTTCTTCAATCCTATTTTGTTCTATCAATGCTTCCTCATACATATCTCTTACAATAGTGCTTAGTTCAAGAATATCTTTGCTTTTTAGGTAATCAAGTTTATCTTTTATGTATTCTTTTCTTATTGGAATAATATCTTCCTCGCTTCTTAATGCTTTTTCAAGCCATTCTTTTAGCTTTGGATTAAATCTTACATAGATATCAAAGTTCTTAATTGAATGCAGTATAGTAGCGTGAGTGACTTTTAATCCTTTAGCTATTTCTGAACATCCTTTTTTATGATATTTATAAAGCATATTTATATACAACCCTCTTGCTTCTACTACTTCTCTTTTTCTAGTTCTAGTAAAAGGATCTATTCCTGATATTTTTTGTATTTCTCTTCTTACTCTTTGTTCTATAATCATATCTTAATCTATAAAATTCCTTCTATATAATATTGGTCTAAGTCTGCTGCTTGTAGAAAATATGTGTCGTATATTTCTATAGCTTTTTCAGTCTTTTGTTTTCCATCTAAATAAAACTCCTCTGAGCAATGATATACCGCTATATCTAAACTGCCTTTGTCTAGTGCTAAGAAAGTAAAGTCTTTGTAGTCTACCCCAAAGAGTTCACAATAAAGATAGCATTGTACTGAATATCCATATTTTATAGATGAATACTTAAATGCTTTGATGTCATTTGTACTTTTTAAATCTACGATTCCATTCTTACCTAGCACATCAGCTTTACCTCTAAAGGGCATACCCATCACTTCTCCTATCATTGGCACTTCAAATTCTGATTGCTGTATAAGTTGTAATGCTTTTTCGTTTCTTAGGAAAGCATCTGCTAATCTCTCAGCATCTTTTTTCTCAGTCATCGTAAATACTTTTCCGTGTTCTTCTTTAGCTAACTTATAAGCCTTTGTGTTCTTGGAAGCTACATCAACAAATATCTGTGCATTAAATACATCAGGCTCTAGTATAGCTGTATGAAATAGCCAGCCATCTCTTAGTGCTTGGCTTTCAGGATTACCATATTCTGTAACGTGCTTATAAGTCTTAGGACTGCTTAGTAATAGTTTAAGAGAGGAACTGCTTAATGCAGCTTTAGACAAGTAGCCATAATAGAACTCATCTTTTACCATTTCTTTAATCAAATCTTGCTTCTCCCATTGAGAGCCATCTAATAATGTTATCATCTGTTGT